GTCGATTGTACCATCATCGACTTCGATGGTTGTAACCTGGGTGTCGAAAGCGTGACCGCCGCGTTCCCGGTCTTCATCCAGTTTTTCCTCGATGGCCTCAATAAGCTGGTTGCGTGCCGTGTCTATATTCCGGTGCTTTACAAAGCACACCAATTCATAGTCCACGATAGATTCGCGGCTAGACATACTGCCGCCTATTGAGTTGTCAGCCCGGTTTTCATTTGCTGTACGCACCAGGATTGCTGGGTATTGAGCGTTTGAAAGCTTGTCAAAGTCGAACGGCTCGCGAGTCACCTTTTTTACGTTAGGCGACGTTATGCTATTTAGTGTCGTCACTAGGTTTGCCGCTATGCTTTCTCGGACGCTCATTGTGTAAGCCTTCTAAAATATGTGTCAGCTACAGCGCTGCGCTCGCGCTGATTCAAACCAAAAAACTCGCGGGTGCGTTGGTTTTTGGCTGCCTTTTTCGCGTTCTCGCCGCCGCGGAAATATATGAGCCGGTTGTATTTGCCGGACCTTTTGACGTTCATTGACGCCAGCATTCGACCGGTAAATTGCAGATCGACCGGACTACGGTTGCGCCCTTTTTCTACCCTAAAGTCTGCATAGGTCGCGCTGTATCGCTTGAATCTGGACCCGTTTACGTCGAAGCCTTCGGACGTGCGGTTTTCGATTAGCTCGATGCCTTTCATGGCCGCAGCGTCTATGGCTTTTTGGTGATTGCGTGCAATAAACGCCGTCATTGCGCGCAGTCGTTGTTGGAAGTCCCGCGGCCGGAGCGTAATTTCGACCGTGTTCATCTGTCGAGCCGCTTTAGGTTTATGACTTCTTTCTCTTTGTCAGTGACCGAACCGTCGTCGTCGGCGTCATACTCTACGCCGTCGGCAAATACTGCCTCCAGTTCTTCGCCGTATCGCGCCTTGTAAAAGTCGATCATCTGCAAAAATCGGTCGTCGTCTACCCAGTTGGTTAGTTGCGGGAGCGCGTACTTCCACAAAACTAGGTAGGCAGCGGATCTTGTCCACTGTGATTCTGTAAGGTAGGACGCATTCATCTCGCCCTTGATGCCTTTACGATGCCACCACCGGTTGCGAATCTCGCGCTCAATATCTGCCTGGGCGCGCGTATGCTCATCGGTGAAAGCCGTGATACCGAAGTCCAGAATGTCTGGGACTAATTCGGTAAGGTTGCTGTCGGTACTAAATGCCATGTCGTCACCACTTCACTCGGTCGGACCAATAAGCCGCCGACATCTTGCCCTTGGCTATGTTTTTGGCGTGCCTGGCTTTGAAGCTTGCTCGCTTGGCTTTTGTGGCTTTGCTTTCGCCGCGCTTAGGTTTACCAGCGGTGTCCGCGCCTTGCTCGCCGAAACGAATCAGCTTTACCTTGTCGCCTTCTTTAGCTAACACGGCGTGGCTTTTGCTTTTGTGGTTACGCGTTCGCTTGGGTTTGTTGTAACCCTGGAAGGTTTCGCCGCGATAAGTGATAGCCATGTTTAGCCCCTAAGTAAATGGGGGCCGAAGCCCCCAGCAAACTTACAGCGCTGCGTCGAAGAACATTTCAACGCCGTACGCATCGTCAAGCTCTGCCACACCATAAATGGCGGTAGCGTTAAGCTCAGTCGCACGCAAAGATGCGTCACGCTGCGTTTCGAGGTTGAAGTCGCGCTTCATAGCAATGCACAGTGCTTCCGGCGCAAAAACGGCGCTCTTAGCATCATCGTTTGCATCCACGGACACATTTGCAGACTGGTAAATGTCTACGCCTGCAAGCGATCCGACGAAGCCGTTACGCATTGCTTCGTTTTGTGTATCGCCGCCGTTGGGGTTAGCAAACGTGTTCGTCAAGTTGGCTGACAACTGGTAAGCGTGGTACGGATGAAGTACCGCGACGTAGTTGCCTGGCGCTTTTGCGTTACGCAAAGTTGCCGCCGCTTTGAAGATATCAGCTGCAGTGATCTCAGTGCCAGCCGCACCCAAAGAGGTTGAGAAACCATCAAACAGGGCGATGATGTCTGTGTCCATCTTGGTTGCGATCGAGTTACCTAGAACCGTGCCTAGCTCTTGTGCTGGGTTGCCAGCGCCAAACGCCGCCATGTCAGTCAGCAATACCTGTGCACCAACTTCTGAGACGCTTACTGTCACGCCAGTTGTTGACACAGTTGATGACGACATATCCGTGCCTTCAGTCAAGGCCGCAGCTGCTACCGCAGGGTACTTTGGTACCTGGATAGTTTTGCCTGCTTGGTTGCCAATGTCGTAGCGAGTGATAAGACCCGCCATTAGGGATTGCTCCTCGGCCGTGAAACGTGCCTGGAGAATGATGTTAGCGAACAGATCGTCTAACGTAGTTGAAGTAGTAGCCGCCATGATTAAAGTCTCCTAAGTTAGCGGTTTTTGTTTTTCAACATCATAGCGCGGTAAGCTTCGCGCCCACCTTCGCTGTAGTTGTTGACCATATCAACCGCCGACATAGGTTTCGGCGTGGAACCTCCGACCGCTCCCTGTGAACCGACGCCACCAGAGGTAGCTTTCACAAAGTGCGGGTTTGAGGAAAGGAAATCACCGACTAACTGCTGAACCGAAAGTAGCTCGCCGGACTCATCGTAACGTGGCAGGCCATTAGCGTCGTAAACCTCCGCTGTGTCGCCGTCTTGTGACAGCTTGACCTGATCGCGTAACAATCGACTCACCTGCACGGGTTCAACCGCACCGAGACTGCTTGCCGCTTCTAACAACGCTCCATCGACCAAAAGCTTTTCGAGTCGCGCGTCTTTTTGTGCTTCCCTTACCTTGAAGCTATCAGCCTGTTCTTTAAGAAGTTTCTCGTACTCGCCTCGCTTTTTCTGCTCTTCAATTTCAGCTTCCTGCTGTCGTTGTAAGAGTGATCGAGCTTCGTCGAGGTCTATGCCTTCTAGTCGTTTTTCGTATTGGCGCTTAGTGCGCGCAATGCGGTCGGCGACTATTCGGTCGAGTTCCTCTTGTGTGAACGTCTTAGCTTCCTGAACTTGTGGCGTTTCCGCCGCGGTTTCAGTGACCGCTTCTTCCATGATTTCATCGCTCATGTTGCGTTTCCTCTTACGAGTGGTTGAATTATATCATTTACCGCCTTTTTTCTTCTTCTTCTTTTTGTGTCCTGCGTGATAAGGCATAGCACCCTCCTAAAATACCGGCCGAAACCGGTGCCTGCAGTTATAGCCTCCCGCCACTACAAACGGGCTGCCTTCCCTTTTGCCTGACCAGGATTCCGACCAGGCTTCGTTGATTTCGTCTATCGTCATGGTTTTGCCGACGTACTTGTCGCAATGCTCCCGCGTCACTTCATCGTCCGGACCGAAATACTTAAACCGCTCCGCGCCTGCCTCTAAGCTCATGTTCATGGTGATAGAGCGGTCAAAGTCCATAAGCCCGTCGTGCAATGCAACCCTCGCGTACCGTGCTAGGTCAGCATCTACGCTTTGTCGGATGATTTCGACTGAGGCTTCGAACGGCCGCGTGGTGAGCGTGTTTTGGTAGATTTGGTCGGCGACTTTGTTCGCGAAGTCTTGGCCGAGGGTTTCGAGGCCGTTGAAGGTGATTTGTTGGAGTTGCCGGACGACTTCGGCGTTGAGTTGCGCGAAGGGAGCATACGCGCCCACCATGCTTTCAGCTTGTTCCGCAATTTCTTGAAAGTCTCTGATAATTTCATCAATACCCTCCAGGTACGTTTCCCGCATGATTTGCTGGATGGTAGCACGGCTTGCTACCGCCCATTCAAGCTCAAACAAGTCGTCGGCATTCCGCGGCGCGTCAATAACAAAGGCCGTCATCCGCCTGGTTAGCAATTCGAAGATGCGCTCCAGGCGCTCCGCGTTAACCGCGGCCGCAGCTACTAAAGCTTTAGCGTGGTCGGTATCAACCGCCATTTGTCGGTGGACTCAATTCTGCCACGCGTGCAAATTCACCTATGGCCGTCGTGTTGCCGTCTATCTCTTCATGCGCTTGCGTTAGTGCCTCATCGTCCAGCACTAAGTCTGCAATGCGCTTGTCAATTTCGCGCGTCAAAGTAGCAGACCGAACACCACTGGCTTTGGTTTGCTGTAGGAATCGAAGCTCGCTGTCGTAGTCGCGCAAGTCAAACGAGTCGGGATAATCGATTTCGACTTCGTGCAAGTTGTGTCCCTGCCACCGGCACCAAAGCTGCCAAAGCTGCTCCTCGGCCAATTCCAAGATGTCGGCTTTTTCGGATAGCTTGCTGTTTAGCATTTGGAACTCGGTTTGTAGTGCAATTCCGCTTGCCTTTACTGCCTCGCTTCCTCGTACTGCGCCCATGTGCGCCATGCGGTTGATTGCTTCGATCTTGTCATTGATCGACGCGCGTATGGCATCCAGGTTTGCGCCGCTCGGTTGCATTTGATACGGGCGAAGCTGTGGGTCCATGTCTTCGCTTACATTAATTATCGCACCGGCTCCGGCGCTTGCGTCCGTGTCGAACGTCTTAACAAGGGTCGGGTGGTTACTGATTCGGATTAGCTGTTCAATTTCTGAAAGCTCCTGGTAGATGGCCTTTTGCATATATGCGATGTCGCTTATGTCGCTTATGCCAATACCACGAACCACCGAACGGTTGGCCGGTAAATGCACGGCCGGTATTTTGCCTAACGGGTTGTCAATGTCCTCCACCACGCTTGCTTCGTCGCCAACGTACCGAATCAGCTTCACATTGTCGCGCGTCCACAATCGGAAGAAATACTCGTTGGTGGTGCCGTCTATTCGGTTTACCGACTCGCGAACCTTGAGGTACGTTAGCTCGTGCCGTCCGTTTGGCTGCCGCTCGTATTTCCAGTCGTAGACGTTTTCCGGTGTAAGCAGCGTAACGTATGGACGTATCTCTTGGTTTAACTCTTCGGCACGCGTACCGGCGTTGCTTCGTGGCTTGTCGAGCATAATCCACACGTGACCGTAGACACTAGACCAGATTTGCGCCTCGCGCATAAATGAGTCAAACGACTGTCCGTCAAGGTTGGCGTCTTTTAAGAATGCCAACAGGTCCGGAGTTTCTGCCATCTGCTGATAGTTGCGGGTCGGCGCAACGCGCCACAAAAACGAACTATAAACGTGGACGACGTTCCGGCAGTGGTTGTCCATTGGTGTTAGTTGCTTGCGCCTGGAGTATGCGTCTTTGTCTTCGTTGAGGTACTTCGTAAGGTAGCTACCCTCCGCGAAGTCTTCGCCGCCCAGGTAAGAGCGTACAAAAAACTCCCAGCGGTTTATGTGCTGTTCGTAATCGGGGTGCTGGTACTCGATATCCTGATAAATCATTACGTCCACCTTTGCGGCGTTGGCGCGTCGTGCGCTTTTCTAATCGGGAATAGATACTCGATCGCGTAGCCCAGCGCGTCATTCATGTGGTCGTAGCCGTCCTTTTCCGGTTGGCTGGTTCCTTCTTTGTACGTTTGCCGTTCCAATGAAGCGATCACCTTTTTGCACTTAGGGTCCACGAACAACCGCCGCGCCCCATCATTAGCAAGGAGGCAACGATTCACCGCGTTTATCCTGTCCCGAACTGCCGCATGAGCTTTGCGAACGCGTACCGCGAAGCCTGCATTTTGCAAGATCGACAAGTCAGTCCGGCCACCGGCCGACGTTTTGCGCTGTCGACTCGCTGGGTCCGGATACACGATTATATCATTAGGCGCGAAGTTGCCATACCTTTGGCGTATTTCGTCGACCATCTCGTCCGTGTTGCTCCCGTACATGACAATCTCGTCCATAACGTACAGCGTGTCACCGGCTCGCGACATAATGACTGCCGACATCGGGTCCAGGTTAAAGTCCATGCCGATGTGTATTTGTGACCCTGGCTCGGGCGCGCGTGTTACTGATTGCTCCCGGCTAAAAGAATAGTAAATCACGCCGGTGTAATTAACGAAGGCTGCCTGGTACTCCTGCTTAAATGTGCGCTCGTCTAAGTCAGCATACGCGGCGGCGATTTCTTCTTCTGGTACGTTGCCGCCGTCTAGTGTCGTGTACTGATAGGACGACCAATTAGTATCCCCGTCGACGCCCTTGGTCCACAGCTCGTAAAAGTGGTTGCGACCTTTCGGCGTGCCAATTAGCAGGCAGCCACCGTTCCTGTCGCTAAGGCTGGGTCTCAATACTTCGTACCAGGCTTGCGGCCTCATATCAGCGAACTCATCCAGGACAACAAAGTCCAACGCCCGGCCGCGTAGGTTGTCCGGCTTTTCGGCTCCCTTGAGGCTGATCGTGCTGTTATTTAGTAGCCGAATGGTTAGCGCGCTTTCATTTGTCTTGCGGATGTACTCGCGCGGGATCGCTGTTATAAGCATATCCCAGGCGATCTCCTTGGCTGCCTTGTACGTCGGTGCCACGTACCACACGTTTTGGTCTTTAGCAGTGAGCGCTTTGTTTAGGATTTCAGCGGTAGACAGGAACGTCTTACCAAAGCGGCGACCGGCGACACATACGCGAAAGCGTGTGGGATCTCGGAATATGTCAGCCTGCGGCTTGGTCAGCTGCATCTGTCGTTAGATTGATAACAACCGGCGGTAGGTCTTGCGCTTCGCTTTCCTGCTCGCGCCATCCTGCTTGTGTTTTGAGGTAGAAAATAGCCGCCGTCGTGTTGCCTCGGGTAGCACTAGCCAGGAGGCTTTGGCTTACCAGGCCGATGGCTTTGGCGCGTCCCTTTTTATAAGCGGAAAAAACCCTCTCGTCCCGCTTCATCATGTTGCGAAAGGTTCGAGAGGAAAAGCCGAAGTAGTCGGCAAGTTGGTCCTGGGTGAGTACAGCAGCAAGGGTTTCTACTTCCTGCACCTGCTGTTGGTCCAATTCTATCGAAGGACGACCACCGCTGTCGATATCGTCAGTCATGCGTTTGCTCCGCCAGCCCATCAAACGTCTCGCCAGTAGACTCTAACAGCGCATCTTTGCCGCTAAACTCCTGCCACCGTCTTACTATGGTGTCGACGTACCGTTCCTGTAGCTCCATAGTATAACAGACGCGCCCACACGACGCGGCCCCCATGAGTGTTGCACCGGAACCACCGAAAGGTTCGACGCATAGGCCGCCCAAAGGCAGCGAACTTTTCATGACGCGCTGCATCATTGCGACCGGCTTCGGCGTTGCGTGGTCATGGCGCTCATCTCCTACTACCCGGTCAAACTCCCAAACGTCGCGCATAATGTCGTGGCCGTTGTCGAAGTAGCTGCGCCCCTTTGTAAATTCGGCATTCAACATACCGCGCGATCCATCCCA